TTGGAATTCTACCATCAACCCAAATGCATTAGCTTCATTAGGTGAAGATTTAGATTATTTTATTCTTTATGAATATCCTCTTCAAGATGAACAATTTGCTACTATTAACCCGGATACTCAGTATGGTAAATCTCCTATAAGGCCTGTTATTTGGGCTGAAGGAGGCCCTGAAACTGCTGCTGCTGCAGAAGCAGCAATTGGAGGATCAGTAAATCCTTTAGGGGATTATGCAATTAGTTTAAATTTCAACATATCAAAGTATGAAACAATTAAAGCAGGTTATAATGATTTAGCACAAAGTACTATTGAAAATGCTGGAACCGGAAGTATATATTTAGTAGGTACTTCTTGGACTTCATCTAATTTTTATGATTTCGGAGATTATACTCCAACAAACATAATGTTTAGTAAAGATGCTAAGACAGATTTCTTCAACGGTACTCAATCAATTATTGACAACTCAGCAACTTTATTAAACAACCCTACTTTTAAATTCTCACTTCCCCAAAGTTCAAGTTTAAACGTTCCCCCATTTGGTGGAATGCTTTCAACATTTGGACCTTTAAATTCAATTCCACCTACCTTAATATCGACAGATAATTTATATCCTGATGGTGGAGAAGGTAATAATTTAGTGGCTACACCTGGTGGGGAAATGATAGGATATCGTTATATTCCACAAACAATTGCAAGTTCTCCATCAGTAATTCTTAGTGGTAGTTCTTATCAATCATCTGGAGGTATTGGAATTGCAGGATCTCTATATACAATGTCATTTGCTAGTAGACAATACATTCCTTTTGACCCTCAATTACCTGCTACTGATGCTTTTTATAATACTCCATTTAATCCTTTAATTAATAATGCAACATCAAGTATTCCAAATACTTACATTGAAAAACTTGAATTTGATGATGGAGCAGCTATACCTTCAAATATAGAAGCAGTAATAAATAGAACAGCACAAAAAGCAGATGTTCCTGATAGTTTATATGTTTCAAAAACTTGGACAAATCCAAGATATAATGGAACAGAAATTTTTAGTGCAGATTATAATTTTTACACAGCCCCGGAAACTCAAATACTTTACTTAAATAACTTAAGTGGTAGTATTATTTCAGAATCAAATCAAACAACAACCACATCTTTAACAGATATGCCTCCAACTAACTCAATTTTAAGCCCTCAATACCTAGGTGATGTGAGTTATGGTAATCAATCTGTTATTGATAAAAACCCAATTTACTTTGCACGTTTTGTTTCATCAAAAGACAACCCAGAATTAGAGGGAACTTATACATTTAGAATTAATCAATTAATAGAATGTCCTAGAACTGAAATTTTAGGTGATAAAGCACCTGAAAGCCCTGTAGTTATTAATATTGATGGTAGTAATATTAATCTGATGGATGTAACAAATACATTTGAAATAGGTAGAAAAGCATCAGTAGCTTATGATGAGGGATCAGTTCAATACTCATCTTCTGCGACAGAATTAGCAGTATTAGGTAAGGGAAATACTATTAATTATACGGCTTTAAAAGTAGGAGATAATTTAATTTACCAAGGTGGATTAGAATATAATACTTTAATAACAAATCAAAACACACCAGATGAATTTGTTCCTACTATGAGTTTTAGTACTGCTAGCTTCTTAAGTATTGNTGGTCCNGGATATNTANNAGNTGNACCTATGGGAGGTAACGCTAAATATGGTTCTACAGCAGGTCCTGTAACTTCAACTGGTTGTCCTTCTTGGTTAGAAGCATCTTCAAGTATGTTTAGATTAGGGGGAGATATATTTAGAGTAACGGGATCTGCAGGAGTTAATTTACCGGCTGCAAATCAATATTTAACAGGACCAGTTTTAGGATTAATGCATTCATTTAATCAAAGAATAAATAAAGGATTTATAGCAAATGCTAATACAGCAACAACTACTGATCAAAGGTTTGGTATTCCTGAAGGTTTAAAAGATCCAAAAAGTATTGCTAATGATAATAGAAGTTATTTTACCTTTAACTTTTCAGAATCAATAACTCAAAATATTACATCAAATGAATCAGCAGTAGGGTTAAGTGACTATGAAAATTTTGATTTACCATTTTTAATACAACAAAATGATGAAATTAGAGTAACATATGCTACAGGTAGTGCTGGACAAAAAGTTTTACAAACTCAAGATTTTACTGTTACAAGTGTACCTACTTCAAGTATTACTACTAATTATAGGTGTTTAAATACTGCTGCTCAATTTGGAGCACCTGATAAAATTAACATATATGATGAAATTCATGTTCATCCAAATCCATTAAACTTTAATTTTCAAAATAACCGTATATTTAATTTTACTATAAGGAGAAGAGTAAATGCAGATGATAGAGTTATAATATTTCAATCAGCACCACCTAATTCAAGAGGTATTAATACTATTACACCTTCAGGATATATAATCCCAGGTGATTTTAGTCCTATTCAAAATAGAAACGTATTAACATTAATTAACCAATTAAAAGCTAAAAATGCAAATCCAAAACCACCAATACCAAAGTCAATAGGACGAGGTTTAATAGAGTAATATAGCTTGGAGTAGAAACTAAAAAATCATATATTTATAATTAAAACAATATAACAAATGGGATATTTAAACAATCAGATAGTAACAGTTGACGCTATCTTAACAACAAAAGGAAGAGAACTCTTGGCAAGAGGTGATGGTTCTTTTAACATTACGCAATTTGCTTTATCTGATGATGAAATAGATTACACACTTTACAATCCAACTAACCCATCAGGGTCAGCATTTTATGGAGAAGCAATTCAAAATATGCCACTATTAGAAGCATTCCCAGATGAAAATCAAATGTTAAAGTATAAATTAGCTACTCTTCCAAGAGATACAGCTAAGATGCCGGTACTTGATATAGGTTTAGCATTAATCAAATTAGCACAAACAGCACAAACAACTATCCAACCACAAACTTTAAATTATTTAGGTAATAATACAGTTGTAGAATCTTCAGGTTATTTATTTACTATAAGTGATGTAAGACAATTTAGTTCAGTATTAGGATCAGGCGTTGATACAACAGCAGCAACAACACTAAATTCATCAACAACAAATGGAACAGACGTATCAAAAACTGTAATAGGAACTTCACTTACTTTAGTAGCAACTGGAGTAAATACATTATATGGTACAGTAGGTACAGCTACATCTATTTTATATAGTTTATTAACTATTGTAGGTAGAGACTCAGGTGCAAGAATACAAGTTCCAATTAATATTGTTAAAACATCATAAAAAATTAAACTATGGCTGGAGCATTTCAAACATTAGACCCAAGAGATTTACTTATAAGTAATGAAAACGTAACCAACACAGTTTGGTTAAATAATTCACCAACATTAAATGCTTATTTTACATCTTCGGTTCAAGTAGCAAGTACTACTGGACAATTTTATTATAATATTTTTGCTGGATCAGCAGCTACAGGATCAGTTCAATTTGCAATTGCATATTGTGATGCTGATGGTAGTGGTAGTTTAGCATATAATCCGAATGTTGTTGGTTTATCACCAACAAGAACAAATTATGGTCAATATAGATCATTAGTTGTAGGAGATGAAGGCAATTCATTTGTATTTGGTAATCAATCAGCATCATATTTTTATGCTTTACCTATTGAAAGATCAGGTTATAAAGAAGAATTACTACCAGGAACAATGACATTATGCATATCAGGATCATTAGGATCTCCTGTAGAACACTTATTTCTTACAGATGATAGTAGATTAGGTGGAGCAGCTCAATTTACAGAAGCAGGTAGAGTTTATAATTTAGTATCAGGATCAGCAGGTAATGTTTATACCGGAGTTTCTGAAAATGGTTGGACAGCATCATCGGGATCATATGGTTGGTTTATGCCTGATATAGGTACATTACTATTAAATGGTCCTGCATTAGATGGAACATACGCAGATGGTGGTATTGCGTTAGGAACATTAAGAACCACAAATGCAGCAGTAAATAATCCACAAAAACTATTTTCAAGATTAAATAAAGGAGCATCTGGATTTACAAACGCCGGGTGGACATTAAATTCAAATGAGCAATTATCATCAGATTTTGTATTTGTTAGAGCAAGGTCAGATGAATTTAATTACTCAACTAACCCTTCATTTATTTCAGGTTCAACAGGAGCTGTTTTATTTGATTCATTTATTAACGATCCACAAGTATACATAACATCAGTAGGTTTATACAATAATAATCAAGAATTAGTTGCAGTAGCTAAATTATCTAGACCGTTATTAAAAGATTTTACTAAAGAATTACTTGTAAGGATTAAGTTAGACTTCTAATGAATGAGCGCATTCAAACAATTTACAACTAAAGACATAATATTTACTCCATTTATTGCTGATAAGGGATTTAACTACTCGGGCAGTGAAATTACTGGATCCGATGTTGGTATTAACATATATTGGGGGCTTAATGTATCTTATAATAGCCCACAAGACATTGGCACTGGTTTTGTTTTTACTCAATCAGTTTCAAATGCTTATAATAGTTCTAAGCAGTTATATTATACAAATTTTTTAACTCAAAGTAGAGGTGATAATGTTCCAACTAGGAGTTTAGTACCAGGAGCTACTCAAGCAGATGATGAGTATGTTGGTAATATTAACTCCCCAAGATTTGAAAATTATTTACAATCTACATTAACCCAATCTAGATTTATAGCAACAGGTTCATACCCAGCAGTTAGTTTAAGTAATGCAGGAACACTAACAACTATATCAATTCCCCAAAAATTATTTGGTGAAACCATTGTACCAACATCATTTAGATTTCAATATAAGGGTACATCTAGATTTGATAATATGGTAATAACAGATGATGGTGATGGTAACTTAATAAGTCAATCATTAGATTTAGGAACAGATACATCTTCTAGTGTTGTTGTAGGTAACATATTTTATTCCCAAGGAATAGCTGTACTAACATCTGGTAGTAATGGTTCTAACGCTACAATTCCTAATGTAGGGAAAGATACAGGAACTGATGGCAACTCAGACATTAACAATGTAAATATACAATTTTCTTCTTCTTTAACTATATACGAACGACAGTATAAGTGCACAATTTTAGAAAACGAATTTGGTAATTCTACTAACCCCACAATATTAAAAAATGAAGGTGGTTCTGGAAGTTTTAATATGGAATACCAAGATTTTGCAACAGGGTCTTATTTTTCTCCTTATGTTACTTGTGTAGGGTTATATAATGAAAATACTGAATTAATAGCAGTAGGGAAATTATCATTTCCTGCTCCAATATCACAATTTACAGATACAACAATAATAGTTAATTTCGATTTATAATGAATAACTGGATTAATACGAATGGGGAAACGATTAACAATATATCAGATTTCCCTAATAATACCTTCGGATTTATTTATAGAGTAATGCATAAACCTACGGGTAAAGCTTACATAGGTAAAAAAGTACTATATTATAATCGAAAGGTTAAATTAACTAAAAAAGAAATAGCAATGTATGAAGGTGTAGTAGGTAGAAAACCTTCATTTAGACTAGCAGTTAAAGAATCAAATTGGTTAACATATTGGGGTTCAAATAAATTACTAAAAGAAGTAATGGAAGCAGAACCTATAGAAAATTTTGAACGTAACATCATAAAAACAGCACCTACAAAAAAACTCCTAACGTACTACGAAACTCAATACCAATTTGTACATCAAGTACTTGAAAAACCCGAAGAATATTTTAATGATAATATTTTAGGTAAGTTTTTTACCAAAGATTTTAATTAGTATAGCTTTGATACATGAAACATGTTTTGTATATTGATGGAACATGGTAAATGAACTATTAATAAATCTAGTAAATTCCGTACTAGGGTTAGGTAAACGTACTGCTAGAGGTAATCAAGCACACACCTGTCCTTATTGCAATCACCCAAAACCAAAATTAGAAATAAATTTTTCAGAAAACAAAAAAGGTTATAATCCATGGCATTGTTGGGTATGTGATAAAAAAGGCACACGTATTTCTACATTATTTAAACAATTAAAACCATCACCTGAAAAATTTGATGAGTTATTTAAATTAATAGGTAATGAAAAAGAATATAATTCATCTACTAAGAGCAAAATACAGTTAAAACTACCAGAAGAATTAAAACTGTTTTCGGATATAACACCATCTAATATTGAAGGTAGGAGGGCATTAGCTTATTTATTAAATAGAGGAATTACTGAAGATGATATAATTAAATATAATTTATCATACTGTACATCAGGTAGATACCAAAATATGATTATTATTCCTTCATATGATGGAAATGGTCATTTAAATTATTTTACGGGTAGATCATTTGAAAAAGATCCATATGTTAAATATCGTAACCCCGAAACATCAAGAGATATTATTCCATTTGAATTATTTATTAATTGGAATTTACCATTAGTTTTATGTGAGGGACCATTTGATGCTATTGCTATTAAACGTAACGCAATACCACTATTAGGTAAAAATTTACAACAAAATTTATTAATGAAAATCGTAAAATCAACTGTAGAAAAAATATATATTGCTCTGGATACAGACGCTAGAAAGCAAGCATTAAAATTTGCTGAAAAGTTTATGGATGAAGGAAAGGAAATCTACTTAGTAGAGCTCGAAGGGAAAGACCCTAGTGAAATGGGATTTGCACAGTTCACAAATTTAATCCAGAAAACATCCCCATTAACACAATATGATTTAATGGAGAAAAAATTACAACTAGTATGAGTAAAAAAATTATTAAAAAATCTTATAATAGGATTTTAGAAATTAGTGAAGATGCCAAGCAGATTACACTACCAGATTCAAGATATTATAGACGTAATGGAAAATATTATCCATCTATTACCTATGTGCTACAGTATTACCCAAAGGGTAAATTTTTCCAAGATTGGTTAAAAAAGGTAGGATATTCTGCTGATTGGATTGTAAAAAAAGCAGGTGAAGAGGGTACTTTAGTGCATGAAATGTGTGAAGATTATTTAAATGGTAAAGAATTAAATTTCTTATCATCAAATGGTAACCCAATGTATAATCCATTAGTATGGCAAATGTTTTTAAGATTTGTTGATTGGTGGGAAACATATAACCCAAAGTTAATTGAAACTGAAGTACACATATT